AAGGAGGACCAGAGTGATTACTATATGACTTCGGGGTTTTTTGGCAACTATGTAGACTTAGAAGGTGTATTCAAGAATGAGTTTCAACTAGTTCGTAGATACAGAGAGATGGCATTACATCCAGAAGTGGATGGTGCAATTGAAGATGTTATACAAGAAGCAATAGTATCAGATACCAACGAAAGTCCTGTAGAAATAGAACTCTCAAAGTTAAATGCTAGTGATGGTATTAAGAAGAAACTGAGAGATGAGTTTAAATTTATTAAAGAACTTTTAGATTTTGATAAAAAATCTCATGAGATATACCGTAACTGGTATGTTGATGGTAGAATTTATTATCATAAGGTAATTGACTTAAAAGCCCCACATGAGGGGATACAGGAATTGCGTTATATTGACGCAATGAAAATGCGTTTTATCAGACACGCTGTAAAAGAAGAGTCTGATGCAGGTAGAATATCTGCTATCCAGGGTCAGAAAGAAGTTAATAGTATTAATCAAGCATTCCCTAAGATTGAAGAATATTTCATCTATAGTACTAAAGATACCACTGGTGGTGCTTTAAATCCATCTGCTAACCTTACTGACACTAAGGGTGTCCGTTTCTCGAAAGATTCTATTGCCTATTGTACTTCAGGTTTAGTAGATAGAAACAAAGGTACAGTACTTTCGTACCTTCATAAGGCAATTAAATCACTTAATCAACTTAGAATGATTGAGGATAGTTTGGTTATATACAGATTATCAAGAGCACCTGAAAGAAGAATATTCTATATTGATGTAGGTAATCTACCTAAGATGAAGGCTGAACAATACCTTCGTGACGTTATGATGAGATATCGTAACAAGTTAGTTTACGATGCAAACACTGGAGAAATCCGTGATGATAAGAAGTTCATGTCTATGATGGAGGACTTCTGGTTACCTAGACGTGAAGGTGGACGTGGAACAGAAATTACAACACTCCCAGGTGGACAAAACCTTGGAGAAATCACAGACATCGAGTACTTCAAGAAGAAACTCTATAAGTCACTTAATGTTCCAATCTCAAGAATTGAAGGAGACGGTGGGTTTAACTTGGGCAGATCTTCTGAGATCTTAAGAGATGAACTTAAGTTTACTAAGTTTGTTGGTAGATTACGTAAGAGATTTGCTAATCTATTCTTAGATCTTTTAAGAACACAATGTCTTCTTAAGAACGTTTGCACCCCAGAAGACTGGGAGGTAATGTCTGAGAACATTCAGTTTGACTTTGTTTATGATAACCATTTCTCCGAACTTAAAGATGCTGAGTTGCAGAGAGAAAGATTCTCTCTTGCTATGGAAGCAGAACCTTACATTGGTAAGTACTATTCTCAAGATTGGGTTCGTCGTCAAGTTCTTAGACAAACTGATGAGGATATCTTGGAGCAAGATAAACTTATTGAAAAAGAAATTGAAGAAGGTGTAATACAAGATCCCGCAGAAGCAGCAATGGCAGTTGATGGTTTCAATGGTATGGCACCAGGTGTAGGAGAAGAAGCTGCTGGAGGAGGTGATTTAGGTGCTCCAATTATGGAACCCAACCTCGAAGGATCTAAAGACGCAGGTATGACAAAATTACCTAAGGGCGGAGAGATATAAATAACCAGTAGGAAATGTTATGACCATTAGTATGGACGATTTAATGGATGCTATTGTGGCAAATGATTCGCCTTCAAAGGTGAGCGATGCTATTAAGGATCTTTTGTATGCAAAAACTGCCGATAAAGTTGATGCTTTAAAGCCAGAAATTGCAAACAGTCTCTTTGGAGATCAAGTTCCTGAAGTAGAAAGTGAAGTTGAAGTAGATGATCAACCAGTTGCGGATGCAACAGAACCAGAAACAACTGAGGAAGAAGAGTAATGGCCCACAATCCTGTAGGTGATAATGTCGTATTGGCAGTAACGAATAGCAGTACTCAATCAGCATCGTTACCACAACAATCTGATACCGTAAGGGTTGTCAATACCGGAGCATCGGGTGTGCATGTTGCAATTGGATCTACTCCAGTAGCAACCACTGCAAATTATTTTATTGCTTCTAATGATAAAGCAGTTATTGCTTTGGGTCAACCAAGTGCTCAACGAGTAGTTTATGTTGAAAAAACTACTGGTGGGGATCTTACCACTTGCACTTTACCACAAGGTGTAATTGGTGCTCCATTCGAAGTTGGTGATAGAGTTGCTTTAACCAGTAATAAATCTGGTTGGAACTTCCAACATCATGAAATCACTGCTATTACTTTTCCTTCATTCAGTGATTCAACTGGAGATCTAGCACAGTGCGTAACAGTTACTGTTTCTTTTGACTCTAGTGGTTATAGTGGTACTTGGGTCAATTCAGATTCAGGTGGTGGTGATTATGGTACTTTGAGAAAAACTTTCCAAGTGGCTGGAATTGCTACCGTAGCATCACATCCAGGTACACTTAACATACAACAAGTTCAAGTTAGCGGTGACGCATAATGAAACTCATTACGGAAGAAATTGAACAGGTAGAATTTCTAGTCGAAAACAAAAACGGCAAGAAATCTATGTATATCGAAGGTGTTTTCCTCCAAGGAAACATCACTAATCGTAATGGGCGGATGTATCCTATGGAAACTCTTAGGAAAGAAGTAGGACGTTACAACGAGAATCACATCCAATCAGGACGTGCGCTCGGTGAACTTGGACATCCAGAGGGACCAACTGTTAATTTAGACAGAGTGTCTCATAAAATCGTTTCTCTAAGAGAAAGCGGTGCTAATTTCATTGGTAAAGCTAAACTTCTTGGCACTCCAATGGGTAAGATTGCTGCTAACTTAGTAGAGGAAGGAGTAAAACTCGGTGTTTCTTCTAGAGGAATCGGTTCTCTAAAAGCAACACGTGAGGGTATTAATGTCGTAGGAGACGATTTTATGTTAGCAACTGCTGCTGACATAGTTGCTGATCCTTCTGCTCCAGATGCCTTTGTTGAAGGGATTATGGAAGGTAAGGACTGGGTTTGGGACGGCGGAATTCTCCGTGAGAGAATGGCTCGCAAGACCTACAAAACTATCAACACTTTAGTTGATCAGAAAAAACTTGATGAGAACAAGTTGGATCTGTTTAATAATTTCTTATCAAATCTCTAACTTTAATAAATAAATTTAGATTACAACAAGGTAATTCGAGGAAACTTCAAATGGCGAGTAGCAAACTACAAGAAATGGAAAAGGTATCAGAAGCTAATGCCGTAACAGCACATGCTAATCCTGGTGATAAGGCTATCCCTAAACTAACAACTGGTGGCACGGCCGCTACTTGGGAAGATTTAGGAGGACCTACTCCACAAAACGCTTCACCAACTAATGATTCTAATAAAATCAAAACACCTGGTGGAACTATTAAACAAGTTTCTGACGTGGTTAACAAGAATGCTGGTAAAGCAGATCCTATGGGCAAGTTAAAGAATGCTATCGCTAAAGAGGAAGAAGAAATGGATGCGGAAGCAACCATAGAAGAATCTCCAGTTGCCGAGACCGAGAACGAAGTAATCGAGACATATGACATAGAAGATGATGTCAATGCTCTATTAGGTGGCGAAGAACTCTCTGAGGAATTCAAAGAGAAAGCAAAAACAATCTTTGAAGCTGCCATCAACGCAAAAGTTTCCGAAATCAAGGCAAAACTTGATGAAGAAAAGTCTGCTGCAATCGAAGAAGCAGTAGCAACATATAAGTCTGAACTAACAGAAAGAACTGATTCTTACCTTGAGTACGTTGCTCAAGAGTGGTTAACAGAGAATCAACTCGCTGTAGAGCACGGACTTAAGACAGAAATGACAGAATCATTCCTTGGTGGAATGAAGAGTCTTTTTGAAGATCATTATGTAACTATCCCTGAAGAAAAA